GGTCATAAAGAGAAAGTACAGCGTAAGGTTCTGGGTTTATATCAGCACTCTTAGCGTGTTTAAATACAAGTATATCTCTATTAACTCCGTCAGCTTGAATCTTTAATTGTTGAATCCAATCTGTAATTACTAAGTGTTTATGATTTTTAGCTTCAATATTCCAACCAGCGTCAGGGCAGTAAATATCTCCCTTATCAAGTCCAGCACCTGAAGCTCTAGTTTGTCTAGCTTTAGGGTCTAAAAGTTTTCTTACTTCTTGAACTATAAATTTCTCAAAAGCGTCTCCTTTTTTCTTTTTTGTTTTGTTGTTTATCATAGTTTTAATTATATAAATATTCTTCAGTTGAAGGACTTGGTATTCCTGTAAGCCTTTCAATACTTTCAATATACTGGCTAAATTCTCCTTTACTTAATCCAGTTGTGCTATTAGGAACTTTATAATCTATATTAAACATTGTTTTACTAACGGCTGGTAAGAACTTCCTTTTAAATAGCTCGTGCATTTCTTTTGATGTTTCGCCTGTATCATCGCTAATAATATTATAATAAAGCCAAAGGTATCGGTTCTGTTGCGTTGTCCTCTTGTTTTTCTGCTTCTCTACCATAACAGTATAGTTTCCGTCTAAAAGGTTGTCTAAGAGCTGTTTTAAGCGTTCTAGGCTATACTGGTGATTGATTACTTTAATGATTGTTCTAAATGGTTGTTTCATAATAGTTTTAAATCATAGGGCAGAACATAGTCAATGAATGTTTCATAACCGTTCCGCCCTTGTGATTGATTAAAATCCTAAATCTTCATCTACTGGAGTTTCTGGATTAACTTCTTCTTCATTGTTACTTTGTTTCTTTTCTAAGAACTCAAAGTTATTTACTACAATTTCAGTTCTATAATGTTTAACGCCATCTTTTTCCCAATCTCTAGTTTGTAATTCACCTTCTACTAAAACCTTATGTCCTTTCTTTGTATATTGAGATAATACACCTGCTAATTTACCCCATACTACTAGATTGTGAAATTGAGTTTCTTCTATCTTTTCACCTTGTGCATTTTTATAGCTCTTATTAGTTGCGATAGAACCATTAGCTACTTCTTTTCCATTAGGAGTAGTTTTTAATTCCCAGTCTTTTGTTAGATGTCCTACAATGATACATTTATTCATTTTATTTTATATTAGTTATTTAGTTATGCTAATTTTAAGTAGCATATTTCTTAAAGCGGACTCTACTATAAAGGCTAAATCTTCATTAGTTAAAATTATATTTTGTTCGTCCTTGTTAAGAGATACATTTTCATTTCCATAGGCGATTGTTAAATTTTCCATTTTATTTATAGTTAGTTTATTAATTATGATAGTTAGATTTTAAAAGTAAATTCTTTAAAATATTTCTTTTCTGCTTCTCTTCTAGCTTTGATAGCATCTTTTTCGTTTTTAAAATATCCTAAGTGAATACTTTTATTATTTATTTTAATATAAGCCAACCATTTATTAGTAATTTTATACCAACAGTAGCCTTTAACATTCTTTGTATTCATCATATTCTGACTTCTAGTACAGTGTCTTAAATTTTGTTTTCTATTATCTAGCGTGTCGTGATTAATGTGGTCAATATCAAGTCCTTTCTTTTTGTCTAATATTAAATGATGAAGTAATAAGCCTTTACTACCAGTACCACAATATCCTAATGTATTGAAGTGCAATTTATAATTTTTAATTTTTTGTAAATCTTCCTTATCTATTTTGGTTCTAGCTACTTCTTGATTCTGACGGTTATAGAGACAAATTTCACAATACTCACCACAATCTATAATTTCATTAGGGTCGTGCATAGTTCTTTTTAAAATCTTTCCGTGATTTCTTAGTTGAGTATAGTGTTTACCACAATATCCTTTAGAATAATATTTATTATTACAGCTTTCTACTTTGCAAGTTTTCATATAAACTCCTCTAAACTATAAAACCCGCTAAGCGGTCTGGAGAGACAATGCCGAACGGGTTGTATAGTTATTTAAATTTAAATAAAAATGTCTCTCCACTTATAATTTTACAGTATATTTATTTAGTTGTCAATGAATAAATTTTAAAGACCTGCTTTTGTTAATTCTAGCTTACCAATTATCTGGTCGTAGTTCTTTTCTATTAATTCCTCTCCAGTCTTTTTTTCAATCCAATTTTTCATTTCTTTATTAGTTAAATCTGGTTTAGTAGCTTTTGCTAATTCAACGATTTTAGCCTTTTTAATGTCTTTAGGTGATTTAGTAGGAGTAGAGGGATTAACAGGCTTAGGAGGCTCATTTTTAGCTTTCTTTGAGCCATTACAGTCGTCATCTTCTGCTTGTAAGAACAATAATGATTGAATAGCATATCTTCTATAATAAGTTATGATACTTCCCATTTTTTGAGGGTTAGTATCTTCTGGTAAGATTATTGTATCTTCAATCTTTTCTTTAGATTCTATATCAATTAGAATTGTTTTAAGTGCAGGCTTTCCTTCAATATGTGTTAGTGGTTGAATTAATACTAATCCCAAATCATTTAATATAGGTTTAGTAATTTCAATTAGTTTATTAATGTCAAAGTATTTTGATTTAAAGAAAGGATTAGTAGAGTCTTTACTAATAGCTCCTACTTTCTTTTGAAAGTCTAATAATTTTTTCATAGTTTTATTAGTTAGGTTTATTAGCATTAATTAATATTTTTTTGATACATTCATTCCAAGCTATATGATTAACTTTAGGCATTAAACCTTTAACCCATTTCATTCTATCTTCTTTAATTGCTTCGTCATACTTAACGGCATATTTCATAATATCCTCTTTTTCTGTATCTTCAAACCAATCATTAAAAGCATCTGGTAAATTATCATCTAGAACTGTCATTCCATCTTCTTTTATAAATTGTTCCATTAAGTATTCTTCAAAATTGATTTTCATATTATTTATAGTTTAAACTTTTTAAAAATAAATCAGCTTTTTCTCTACTATCAGAATCTATTAAACCTCCTATAAGAAATGATGCTTGTTTTTTATCAAGTGTATTGAACCAAGTATAGGCTTCATCAGCTTCTTTAGAGTTATTACTTACAATATTAAGCCTTACAAATTCAGATAGTAGCTTACTTTTTTGTGAAATTGAGATTAACATATTATTTAAGGATTATTTCTTCAATTTTTTTAACATCTTCTCCCATAGATTTAACATCTTCGGCATATTTATCTACATTCTCGCCAAACTTTTTAACAACTATGGCTAGTTTATCTATTACTTCTTTATTTTGTTTTATAAGTTCTTCTAATTCTTTATTCATATTTATATTAAAGTTAATAATACACTAGCCCATAATAGCCCTAGAGCTATAATCACAGCTATTGATTTAATTTTATTAACTTGCTTTTCATTTTTCTCACACCAAAGTTGTATCTGAGGAGGTTTAATTTTGCTGTTGTAGCAAGAATAGATTTTCATACTTTTATTTATTAATTGTTATCTTATCTCTATGTTTAGGATTATCAGCATTAAATGCTTCTTGAAGTGTTCTGTGTATAACATCTGATAATGTTCTGCCTTCCTTTTTAGCTTGTTTTATTAAGTCATTTCTAAGTTTTGTATCAATCCTTAGAGCTATTCGTTTGTTTTTAGTCATAGTATTTTTCCTTTCCTTTAAAGTATATATCATCTGTTTTACTTTGTCAAACCTTAACAGGGGATAACTCCATTGCCAGAAAAAGAAATTGCCAAAACAAAAACCATTCAGGTCTTAGGCTAAATGGTTCTCGTTGGATAGTCCTTTTTAAAGGAACTATTATATAGAGTATATAGGATTTGACAAAATAATCAAGGTAGTGTATTATTTGAAGTAGAGAGATTAACAAACGAATATATGCAAATTAAAGCTTACAACCGGACCGACAAAATTGCTACATTAGATGAGTCGGCTTTTTTAATGGCTGGAGTTTGTAAGACTCCGTGCGGTTGTTAATAAAAGCCGATTCTTTTAATTAAATAATTATATGGGTAAAGTATTACCAAAAAAAGAGAAATTAAAAGTAATAGAAAAAAATGGTTTATTTTGCTATGAATGTAAACTTGAATTACAAATTATATATAAAAAGAAAACTTTTCAAATAAAAAATGGACATTTTCATCATTTAATTCCACAGATATATAAAGGAGAAAATAACTCATTTAATGCTTGTTTATTATGTAAATCCTGCCATATGTTAATTCATAGTGGAAAAGAAACGAAAGAAAAATATATAAAAATGTTTGAAAATTATTATCAAAATATAAAACTATTATGAAAGAAACATTTTACTTCCAACACGATTATAATCCAACTAGCGACCCTAAAATAGTTTGCCTTTTAGGTAATTACGGTGGTTTAGGTTATGGAGTATTTTGGCGAATAATTGAAATGCTACATCAAGAAGAAAATCATAAATTACCTAAGAAATTATACATCTTTGAAGCAATTGCTAAACAAATGCTAACAGATGCTAATAAAATTGAAGAAATAATTAATGATTGTATAGAAAAGTATGAATTACTTAAATGTGATGATGATTATTTTTGGTCTAGTAGAGTTGATACCAACATTGAAAAAAGAGAAGAGAAGAAAGAAAAAAAGAGTATAGCAGGTAAAAAGGGTATGAAAAGTAGATGGCATAGTAATAATAATGATATAGAAGATGATAACAATGTTATAACAAAAGATAACAGCACTATAACAAACATAACAAAGGAAAGTAAAGTAAAGGAAAGTAAAGTAAAGGAAAGTAAAGTAAAGGAAAGTAAAGTAAAGGAAAGTAAAGTAAAGGAAAGTAAAGTAAATAATAACTTGCCAGCTAAAGCTGACGGAGTAAATAAAATATTTGAAATCTTTTATGAGATTAATCCTAGTATCAACTATGGGAATAAAACAAGTAGAGCTAGTGCTAAATGGTTAATAGATAAAATGGGTCAAGAAAAAGCAGAGAACACGGCTAAATATGCTATATCTTTACACGGAACTAAATATGCTCCAACAATTACCACGCCATATATGCTAAAAGAAAAACTATCAGAATTAATGGCTTATTATAAAAAGCAGAATAATCAAGATAAAAAAATACAAAGCTTATGAATTATATAATTAAAATGATGAGTGGTGATGTTATATTTATTACTACCAAAGAATTTAAAAACTTAGAAGGTAAAACTGGTTTAGTATTTATTCCATCTCAAGATAGAATTATAAACTTAAATTCAGTAGAAACTATTACACCAATAGAAATTGCTTTAGAAGAAAGTAAACTAGCTATTAAAAAAGTAGACAGTAGTGATGGTAGTCCATTATCTTACAAAAACGGCGAATATTTCACTTTAGGTGGATATTGTCCGATGTATGCTCTAAGTATAGTTGAATATAAATATAAATTAGTAAAAGATAAATTAAAAGAATTAAATGCTGATAACAAAATATCACTCCCAACTTCAGGTGACACTTAAACATAAACGCTTTGGTTTTACCCATAAATTATTTGGCTTATATGAATTTGCAGAATTTAATACAAATGATTGGGATATAATTGAAGATGAGAAAAGTAAGCAAGAAAAGCTATTTTAATTAAATACTTAAAAGAATATATGAAAAAAGAACTTAACAAATGGCAGTTTATATTTATATGGGGTAATGATTTTTGTTATCATAGTAGAAGAGAATTAATATTTGGCATTTTAAGTTTTAAAACTCTTCCAGAAATGGGATTTGAAATACAAAAAATAAATTATAAAGGATTTTTAATTAGAAGAAACTGGAAAACAAAACCAAACATTAATATAGGATTTTAAATATATGAAGAACAAAAGAATTATCCTAAACTGTAAAATCTGCAAAAGAGGTGTTAAGGTAGGTGAAACCTTTTTAGACTCTGAAGCTATTACTTTTTGGAAGATAATATCTAAGGTAGGAAACAAGGTTGTATGTATCTGTCTATCGTGCCGTAGGAGCTAATATTTGGGCTTCTAAACCCCTTTATAGGTATTTAATGGATAAAGCCTTAACTTAATTAAAAATAAGTCTATATGGATAAAATTAAAGTAAACGGAACAACAGAAGAATTTAAACAACTAAAGAAAACTTTAGATGATTTAAGTAATAAAAAAACTAGGTTTAGAAGTATGAAATATAGTGGAAAAGGAAGACCAAAGAAATCAGACTATGTTATTTGTAAAATAAGGGATTTAAGAGATGCCCTAGCTTTTGATTTATTAGCTAACGGAAAGTGTGAATTTAAAAGTGAGTATATTAAAAATTAAATAATATTATGAAACAAGGAAAACTAAAATCTTTATTTTGCAAACACGGAGAATGTAATTTTTTTGAAGGTAAAGTATCTTACGGAAATTATACATTTGAAGTTATGTATTGTTCAGAGTGTGGAACTATTTTATTTATGAGAGATGGTGATAAATCTGGTAGAAAGATTGAATTTGTTAAAAATAGTGAAATAGATAAATTAATTAAATGATATATGACAACAACTAAAAAACATTATGAATTATTTAAAAATGAATGTAAGAAATGGATTGATAGATTTGAGCTTAATAATTATACTTTTAGTTTTATTTGGGAAAATTTAGATGATAGAGGTTTTGACAGTTCTTCTTATGAAGCACAACCAAATTATATTGCTAAGGTATTTTTTGATAAAGAAATTGATGAAGAAAATATAGCTCATTATGGAATATTAGAATATATAAAACATTGTGCTAAGCACGAAATAATCCATATATTAATTGCTAGATTAGTAATTAATTCTAAAGCTAGATTTATTGGATTAAATGAAATTAATGAAGCAGAAGAAGAACTTGTAAGAAAATTAGAACATATAATTAAATAATATATGGGGAAGAAAGCACTTACTGGCATATTCTACAATAATAAGAAAGGTGCTATTGATAAGATGAAGCGTAAGGAAAAATACGAACAGAAGTCGTTTAACATAATTGAATTTAATAATGGATATTTAGTCGTGAGTGAAAAACAAGCTGATGAGTTTGACAAAAATTACTAATCTATGGTAAACTATCTGTAGAAAGAAAAGCCTTACAATTAAATAAAAGCCTTACAACTAAATATAAGCCTTTGTAGCTTTGTCGCGATGGCTATAAAGATTAAAAACTTAAAGTCGTATAGATACTAATTTTTTTGGTGTCTTTTTTTATTGCAAACCAACCTGATATTAGCCGTAATGACTAATAATCAGCAGGTAGAGAATTTATACAAAATCCTTATAAAGAGATAGTAAATTATATTAAAGTATCTTCTTAAAGGATTTAAATAAGTTCTTTATTAGTAAATTTTAAAAAACAGTATGGCTAAAGGAAACAAAGCACGTAGAAAAGAAGTTAAGAAACCAAAGAAGAATAAGAATTAATAAATAGTAGTTTAAATAATATGGAAGAAGAAGAGAAACGAATAGAAGCAGTTGAGGAGATAGTGGAAGATGAAAAGAAGTTAAATTTAAAAAGAGAGGCATTTTGTCAATCATATGTTAATGGAGATAAGGAACTATTTGGTAATGGAGTTCAATGTTATATAGAGGTTTATGAACCAGACCAGAGTAAACCTAACTGGTATAAGACAGCATCAGCCTCTTCTTCAAGGATGTTAGCTAATGTTAAGATAATCAATAGAATAACAGAATTACTAGAAGAGAAAGGATTCAACGATGAGAATGTATCTAAGCAACATCTATTTTTAATAAATCAATTCGTAGATTTAAAAACTAAGAAGGGAGCTATTGATAGTTATTATAAAGTTAAGGGAAAGTTTATAGACCATATAGATATTAAGAGTGGTGGAAAGGTGATAGAAGGATTTAATTTTATTAAACCAAATGGAGAAGATAATAAAAAAGATAACTCCCACAATTCAACCTCTTCCTAAACAATATCTTGGTTGGAAACTTCTTTGGGATAAGGTAACTAAGTATATATTATTCGGCGGAGGAGCTGGTGGAGGTAAAGCACAGCCTTTAAGTAGTCTTATATTGACTAGGAATGGATTTGTAAGAATGGGAGATTTAAAAGTTGGTGATAAGGTAATTTCTTCAAATAATAAAGAAGAAACAATTTTAAATATTTATCCTCAAGGTAAGCAAGATATTTATGAAATAACATTTATAGATGGGGCTAAAATCAAAACAACAGATGAACATTTGTTTGATTGTTGGGTAGCTGGTAGAGGACAAAAAAATAGAAAAATACGCACTTTAAAAGAAATAATGCAATTACAAGGTAATGTTATTATTCCTTTAGCTGATAAATTAGAATTTGGAAAACATTATAATAATATTGATAGTTATTTAGTAGGAGCTTTGCTCGGAGATGGTGGCTTAACTGGTAAAGGAATTACATTTACAACCGCAGATGAAGAAATATTAAAATATTTAAAAGTTGAAGATAATAAAATTGTTTTTAAATATAATTATAATTATTCAATAGTTAGTAATAGAAGAAATAAAAACGGACATTGTGTTAATCAATTAATGGATAAGTTACGCACTTTAAAGATTTATCCAATTAAGTGTGAAAATAGATTTATTCCAGATGTTATTAAAAACGGTTCTATTAAAAACAGATTAGAAGTTCTAAGAGGTTTAATGGATACTGATGGTTATATTGATACTAGAGGACATTGTTCATTCACCAGTAAAAGTAAACAATTAGCCCTAGATGTTCAATATATTGTTAGAAGTTTAGGTGGTAAAGCAACTTTAAAAAGTAAAATTAAATTTTGTTATTATAAAGGTGAGAGAAAAGATTGTCTTTGTTATGAAGTTTATATAAATACAAAAGATAATAGTGAGTTATTTAAACTAAAAAGAAAGAAAGCTAGAGTTACAAAGTTTAATGGTGGAGCTTCGGAACTAGGTAGAAGAATAATTGATATTCAATTAGTAAGTAAAGAAAAAGCACAATGTATTCTGATAACAGGAAATCATTTATATATATCAGATGATTTCGTAGTAACACATAATACTTGGCTTGGATGTGAATGGCTTATGACAATGTGCTATCAATACCCTGGCACTAAATGGTTTATCGGAAGAAAGGAATTGAAGAGATTAATGCAATCCAGTTATGAAACTTTTAAAAAGGTTTGTAAATATCACGATATACCGCCAGATGATTGGAAGCTTAATGGACAGTATAATTACATAGAGTTTATCAACCCTGAAACTGGAAAGTTTGATGGCTTAGGCTCAAGGATTGACCTATTAGACCTTAGTTTTCAGCCTTCAGACCCTTTATTTGAGAGATTTGGTTCAACTGAGTATACAGGAGGATGGATTGAAGAAGCAGGAGAGGTAGTATTTAAAGCCTTTGATGTATTAAAAACAAGAATAGGAAGACATTTAAATAAAGAATACGACTTACATCCTAAAATGTTACTTACGGCTAACCCTAAGAAGAATTGGTTAAAGAGAATAATTTGGAAGCCTTGGAAGTTAAAAGTATTAGACAAAGCTTATGCTTATGTTCAATCTCTTTATTCAGATAATCATTACACAGCTGATACCTATGGTGAACAATTAAGTGAAATAACTGATAAAGTTACTAAGCAAAGATTAAAAGGTGGTAACTGGGATTATGATGATGATGATAATTGTTTAATAGACGGAGGAGCTATACAAGATATTTGGACTAACACAGTTGATGATGGAGATAAGTATGCTGTAATTGATGTAGCCCGTAAAGGTAAAGATAAAACTAAACTATATTTATTTAAAGGATTTAAAGTTTACAAGATAGTAGAATGGGAAAAGAAAGATACTAATATTACTTCAACAGAGGTAAAAGAAATATTAGCTAATGAACAAATACCATATAGTCATACAATAGCAGATGAAGTTGGAGTTGGAGGAGGCTTTATAGACCAGATGAAAGGTATAAATGGCTTTATAGCTAATTCTAGTGTCTTAGAACGTAAGGATGCACAGCAAATATTAGTTATGAAGGAAGGAAAAGAGGTTTTAAGGACAGAGAAGGAAAACTTTGCTTCATTAAAAGACCAATGTGGATGGATGTTAGCTAAGATAGTAAACAATCATAAACTAAGAGTTGAAACAGATAAGGAAGAATTAAAAGAAGCTATTGAAGAAGAGTTAAGTGAGTTAAAAGATGCTTATCCTGACGAAGATAGAAAGAAAAGACTTGTTCCAAAAGATGAAATAAAAGAGAACATAGGTAGAAGTCCAGATGATTTAGACTGCTTATTAATGAGAATGTGGTTCGAACTTTCACCTGTAGTAGATAATAAACCAATTACATTTACTAATTTAGAAACATATAATAATTTACACGCTAGTATATGACACTAGATACAATAATTATTCCAGATGACCCATTAATAAAACATACTATTGAAAAAGTTTTAAAGGTTACAAAAGATATTAATACTTTAGGAGTTAGAAAAATAAAGAGTAAGAAGTGGTATCAATTTTGGAAAAAGAAACCAATATATAATCTTATAACATTACCAAGTTTAAATAATTAATATGTTAAAAAGCGAAGGACTCAAAAATCAAACAGCATTAGAAGTAATTAAAAATCAACCTGAAAACGCTGTAAAGGCAGAGGTTAAGGCTTTTATGATTAAAAGAGCTAATAATGCTAGAGATAACAGAAATCAAACTAGAGAAGAATTTGATGGTCTTAGCTATGAAGAAGATTATATTTTAAATAAAAGAGCTGGAAACTCTTTTCTTAGAACTAAAATAAATGATAGTGAGGTTAGAGTAAACTCAGGAACTACCGAAAAGAAGATAGAAACAGTCTATAATGAGCTACTATCACTCAATCTAAAGCCTGAAATAAGAGCCTTTGATCAATTTGATAGAGAAGCTACTGATTTTGGGCAACAAATGACTGATATAGTAGTTAGAACTAATGAAATTGAAAGAGATGATGATGTATGGATGGAAGCAGTCCACGAATTACTAACTCAAAGAGCCTTATTCTTACAGGAAGTTTATGTTGATAAAGAGGTTAGGGATAAACAAGGTAAGAGAAGAATGGCTGAGAAAAGTAGAGCTATACATTTTATTAAGAATAGAGAAAGTATAACTAATATAAAAGCTACAACTCATAGAATACAAAGAGCTGAAAAAAGAGTTCTAGACGGAAGACAAGTATTCTTAGGAGATATTAGAATACCAGCTCATAGATTGAACGACCAACCCTATATTATACTTTATGAAAAGATGACCTATTGGGAAGCCCAGACTTTGTATGGACATCTACCTAATTGGAAGTATGTTAAGCCCGGCAATGCTAATGATAGTTGGTATGGTGGCTCTTTTGCCTTTAGAATGATGAAAGTAGAGAATGAAGAAGTAGAGATACTTCACTATATGTCTTATCCTGATGATGAAAAACAAGATATTATCAATGGAGTAATGATGGATGAAGTAGGAACTAAGCTCCCTTGGGAATCAGAAGGTTATAATATGTCTATGACAGTTATTAAACCTATGGGAAGAGACTTTGCCTATGGTAAGCCATTAACAGCTTCTGCTAAGTTCTTACAAGGATTAAATGATGAAATGATAAGATTAGTAGTTAGAAAAGCACAGCAAGCCTTAGCTCCTCCTAGTGGTAACTCTACGGGAACTGTCCTGTCTAAAGATATATGGAATCCTGCTAGTATGGTTAATGGATTAAAGAAAGATGATATATTCAGTTTAATAGACCATAGAGGAATGGACGCAGGTGATATTAATATCCTTAACTATTTAGAAGGTTTAACTTCTGAATTTGTAGGAGCAAGTAAACTAGTTCAAGGAACAGAAGAAAAGAAACTTACAGCTACTCAAACAGTTCAACAACTACAACAATCCATTAAACAACTAGGCTTATCAGTTCTAGCCTTAATGAGAGCTAAGAGGGATATGACATATTTAAGAATAGATACAGTATTTGAAAACTATATGTTCCCAGTAGAGAAACAAAAGAACAAATTTACTAACAAGATAGAAGATGTTTATAGACAGTTTACTTTACTTAACACTCCATTATCTTCTGGAAATGTAGGAACTAAGATTATTAAGTTTACTGATAGAGGATTTGAGAAAAACGAAAGAGAAGAGTTAAGAGATTTTGAAGATAGACAAACAGAACTAGGTAAACCTTTTGAAATTAAGACTGTTAATATTAAAAGTTTAAGAGATTTTAATATAATGTGGCACGTAGTAGTTAATCAGAAAGAGAAACAAGGAACTGCTTTAGATAAGATTATGTTCCAAGATGAACTTAATCAAGCTAATGCTATCTCACAACTTACACAAACACCACTTAATGCTGGAAGATTGATTGAAAGCTTTGAGAGTAAATGGCAATCTAAAGGACTATTCCAAACTGATGCTCCTAAACCAGAAGGAAATGTAGAGGGAGAAGCTAAGAAACTCTTAGGAGATATAGAAGGATTAGGTGGAGGTAATGATTTATTAAAGAAAGGTCAAGAAGCTTCTATAAATACTTTAGCTTCACAACCTGTTTAATATGATAAAAACAATTAAAAAACTATTAAGAGTTCATAAGCTAAACAAAGAGCTATCCTTAACCATAGTAAAGCAAGGTAAGATAATCAGAAAGCTAGAAGAACACTCAACTAACCCTGAAATGGTAATAGCTCATATACTAGATAGAGGGATACAATGGTTTGATTATCAAGAACTCCCTAAAGACGGACAGATAATATATTACAATGAAGCTAAACAGATACTAAGAACACAAGTATTTAATAATGAAACTAATAGAGCAATACAAGATTTAATCTCTGATATAGCTGGAGCTATGAGAGAAGGAGATGAAGCTAAAGATAGAAAGAGAAGAGATTTAGCTTTTATAATAGTAGGTATGGAAGCTGTAAAAGTAAGATTAAATGGAATAATTAAACCACAAGAAGAACCTACAACAGATAATTTAAACAAATCAATTTAAAAACTATATAGTCTAATTAACTAAAAAAAACAGCTTCGCCTAGCTCGCAAGTAGGCAGAGTGAAAGGACAAAACATATGACAGAAACATTGGTGCTAGAAGATGGCACTGAAAAAGAGGTTATGACTGATGATGAAGTACAAGAGCTTAAAACTAAAGCAGAAGGCTCTGAAACTATCTCTCAACAGTTTGAAACCTTAAAAACAGAACTTGATATTAAGGAAGGAGACAACCTTGAAGACAAGATTAAAGAGCTTAAAGAAAGCTCAAACCCTAATTGGAAAGAAGCTAGAGGTAAGATTAAAACCCTAGAAACAGTAGTAGAAAATCTAAAGAAAGATGGTAAACAAATAGCAGATGATGGAACAATTACAGAAGTTGCTCCAACATTAACTAATGAAGAGATTACTAAGACAGCTACTGATGCTACTAATCAAACACTCTACAATAATGAAAGAACTAGACTACTTAGTAGATACACAGATGAGAAGCAGAAAGAAGTTGTAGAACACTACCTAGATAAACTTATGAATGGAGAAACACAATCAACAGCTAATCTTAATAAGTTTATTACAGAAGCTGATAGACTATCAGTCCCAGCAGGACAAGCTCCTAAAGATTCAAGACCATTATCAAGCTATCCTAATGATGGGATAAATGATAATAAAGATGATTGGTCTGAAACACCAGAGGGTAAGGCTAGTGCTAATGCTATGGGCTTATCACACGCTAAAGAACAACCTAAGAAATAATATATATGGATAATGAAAAAAAAGAGGTAATACCTCAAGAAACAACACCTGAAACAGGAAAAGGTGAACAAATGGTAGAGATACCTAAGAAACAACTTGATAATATTCTTTCTAGGTTAAGTGCTATGGAAAAAGGCGGAGTAAGCATTGTTCCCAAAAGAATTACAGAGAATATGGCTAGTATCAGACTTGTTAATGGAAACCCTATTGTTAAATGGGGAAAGATTTATAACAAGCTAGATGCTGTAGGAGAAAAAGAAATGTGGGCTGAGGTATATATTCAAGATGAAGAAGAAAAACAAGTAGTAAAATACCTAGATTTCTTAAATGAACCTAACACACATACAGTTAAGATTGTTAAGAAGACAGCAGATGAAATTAAAGATGTAGTAGGATATATTACTCCAACATCAACAGACCCTGCTGAAATAAGTGGTAAACAATTTACTGACCCTAATACTATTGAACAAGTAGTAGAAAGTGTAGTTTATACATATGAAGTAGAAGTAATTGGTGGAGAGTATGAAGGTAAAAAGTTTACTGTAGGCGAAGTATCATTAAATACATAACTATGAATCCAGATAAAAAAGCTCTAAAAGAGCAATTAAAAGTAGAAGAGGATAGAGTAAAGAAACAAGAAGATGCTACAAAAGCAAGAGATGAAAGATGTATCCCTGTAGCAAGAGAGATTATTAACATTATTGCTAGTGGAGATATAACTTTAGACAATGTAACAGCCCCCGACGGAGGCTATACCTTGGAAGCAGGCGATAAATATGATATAATTAATAAGAAGGTATTAGAATTGATGTTAGAAAATGATGTAAACTTCCTAGATAGAGACCATATCTTTCAATTAGTAGCATTACCATTTAGTATTGTTCAAGGAGAAATACAAAAAGCTTTAGGTAAAAGTTTTGACCTAGCCTTAGAGAATGTATTTGGTAAGGATATGATGGATTTAAAGATGAGTGATATAGATAAAGCACTTGGTAATTAAGATGATTAGCATAATAATCCCAGCTATAAGACCAACAGTTAAAGATTGTATTAAAGCAATACAGGAAAACTCAGATGGAATAGATTATGAGATTATAACAGAAGAAGACAAAGATAGAATAGGTGTAGCTAAAATGGTTGATAAGCTCCTTAAAAAAGTAAATGGTGAAATGGTAATGTTTTTAGGTGATGATACTATCCCTCAAAAAGGATTTATGACAGAAGCTTTAAAGGCTATGGCTATGCTTCCTAATGGTTGGGGAATGGTAGGGCTAGATGATGGTAGAGCTGTAAGGCACGAAGCTACTCATTTCTTACTAGACAGACGAATGATACCCTTAATTGGTGGTGAGATATTTCATACTGGATATAAGCATTGCTTCTGTGATAGTGAACTTGCTTTAAGAGCAAGACTACTTAAACGCTACGCATACGCTGAGAGGGCTAAAATAGCCCATAACCACCCTTTACTGG